TGTGTTAATGCTCTGTGCTTTTACTAGACCCCGCGTTGATAGATTGCAGCAGGTGGTCAAGTTCGGTCTGTAGTTCTTCGTCAGTACGTTGCTTGGTTACGTCTTCTACTTTGTGTACTGTCTGGTGACCTGTCCTGTCTAGTATGCTGTTGATAGCGCCTAACTTGACAGATGCCGCAACCTTGTCGTCTGTGATCAGGCTCTGTAGTTTCTCAACGGCCATGGGTACAGCAGACACCAATGCAGCTTTTGTGGCTGTGTCAATCTCATTGGCTAGCTTGTTCTTCAGTTCATAGCCCTGTTGTTCAGCAGTAGCTTTTGAATAGCCCGCCCTGATTGCAGCCTGTGTTGCATTGCCTATTTGACTAAAGTAGTCAACGAAGGCTTTTTGCTTATCTGTCAACGTTTTTACGCTCATACCAAACATTATAACCTAAAGTACCTATAATGCAATAAATAAGGTAAAATTAATTCTTGCGTATATTTTTAAATTAGTTTAAACTTAACCTGTGTTAATAAATAAAGGAGTAACAATGAGTACATGGACATACAACGATGGTGGTGCAGCAGATGCAGGTTACACTGTCAAAGCAGGTGATTGCGTATGCAGATCATTTGCTATCGTTAGCGGCAAACCTTATGCAGAGGTAGCAGCGTTGATCAATCAACTTGGTTCTAAGGAACGTAAAACCAAAAAGCGTAGAGGTAAGTCAACAGCGCGGTCTGGTGTTTACAAACCTACAACCAAACGTCTTGCAGCTATGCTTGGACTTAAATGGACACCAACAATGTTTATTGGTCAAGGTTGCAAGGTGCATTTAAAAGCAGATGAATTGCCATTGGGTACAATTGCTGTGTCTTGCAGTAAGCATGTAACAGCAGTTATTGATGGCGTAATTAATGACACCTATGACCCTTCGCGTAGTGGTACGCGTTGTGTTTATGGTTATTGGAGTAAATAACATGAAAACATTTTTAAACGTATTTGGTGCAATTGCTTTGGCTGTCGGATTGATGGCCATTGCAGGCAGTGCCAATGATTGTGATGGCAAGTGCATGGAATATGCTAACGATTTGCCCACAATGTTAATGGTGGTCGGTTACGGCCTAATATCAATGCTTGGCGGTGGTGCATGTTTGTACACCGCTAGCAAACTATAGGAGCAACAACATGAGTAAAACTAAAAATCAATACTGGGATGAGATTGAAAACAACAGCCACAATGATGACAGTGCGCAGGCAGCTATTGCAGAGGGTAAAGCGCAAGCAGCTACACTTGCATCACAAATTGTTGATGGTTTAAGTGGTCAGGAATTAATGTTCTTGGCAGAAGAATTGATAGAGATTGATCAAAGCAAAGCAGAAGCGCTTGCATCATCTTTGTCAGCAGCAATACAGGACAAGTACGTCAGCGATTTGTCAAACATCACAAAGTCAAGCAACACTGGTGGTACACACTTACACGGACATTTAAACAGAACATATGATCAGCTTGTCAGCGTGTTTGGTGATCCGCATTTCCGTTACATACCGCGTGCAGGTGCAGAGGATAAGATTGACGTTGAATGGTCGTTTGAGTTTCCTGATGGTCGTGTCTTCACTGTGTACAATTGGAAGAATGGCAAAGCATATTGCGGACATCAAGGCGAGGACGTTGAACACATAAAAGAATGGAATGTCGGTGCGCATGGCATGAGTGCTTACCATAGCCTAAAAGAGTTGCTAGACATGAAACTTGGAGCAGAAAAGAATGGATAACCCGTTCTTTAGTGTTGGCAAAGTGTGGGTTGAAAGCGTTGTGAAAGATCATTTAAAAGGCCTTTCGCCCACACAACAGCAACAAGCAATTGATTACTTATTAAACAATAAGCAGGAATTACATATCGGTTTTGATGATGGCTTGCGTGCTATTTTGGATGATTGGGTAATCAAACAAAACAAAAAGTTAACACCGTGATTTGGCGTTTTGGTATTAGTGGCGTGCTGTGGACGCTTTCAATCTATCTTGTTGTAGTAGACAGGAACACATTGGATGCGTCTATTGTTGCGCTTTGGGGTGTCATAAATATATGGCATGCAATAGAAGAAAACAGAAGGACACAACATTATGAAGAAAGAAGAAGCAATAAAAAATCTTAAAAAACTAATCAATGAAGATGACACAATTTACTTCATTGTCAAACGTGTATCAAACTCTGGCATGTACAGGCATATAGACTTTTATAAGTTCAACGTTAAAGATGAATTTAAAGAAGGTGAAGACAGAGTGCAAAAGGTGTGGTTAACAAGCATGATGTGTGATGCTGTTGGCTACAGGTTCATAGACAAAACAGGTTGCATGGGTGTATCTGGTTGCGGCATGGATATGGGCTTCAGTGTTATACACAATCTTGGCCATGTATTATTTAATGATGGTTACAAACTAAAACATGAACAGTTATAATTATTCGTAAAATAAATTGTTCCTTGTAAACGGGTTGGATGGATTTATCTGACCCGTTTTTTTATCTTCATACGCTAACCAATCTTTCACAATCTGCAGCAGTTCTCTTTGTGTGCCATAATTACCTTCAAACTCTTTCGGGCTTGTGTGATAGCCATATGTGCCACGGTGGTGCATGTAACAAAGCGGTATTACGTCAAAATGACTAGACCGTCTGCCCATGCCTGTTTTATCTTTTATGTGGTGTATCTCTGCGGGTGAATCGTAATGGCCTAACGTGGCACAGGCAACGCAACCCAAATCAGCAACGCGTGACATGTGTTTCTTTTCTTCAATGGTTGCCTGTTTTTTTTTAGCCATATTTTTTACGCTCAATGGTTTGGTTAATCATGTTGGTCTTCCATTTCTCAAAGTTTATATCAACAATCTTTTTTTCCCAAGCCCATTTTAATTCTTCTTCAACAGCAATACCAAGCGCTTCAATGTGTTCTTTGTAACGCGGGTCTGCTCTGGCCTCACGTTCTTGACCTGCAGCAGTCTTCTCACCTTTGAGCATGTATTCTTTCATAAGATCGGACAGCATTATCTGTCTACCATGTTCAAGCACAGTAAGATTACGTTTTGCGGCAGCATGTTTCTTGCCTACCTCACGCAACGTGTGCATTTGTTGTTCTTTAGCGTCCTCTGACATAAGCACCCCCATTTGATTTGGCTTTCTTTATTTGCAAGTGGCGCAGGTAGCCTTTGACCTCATCGCCCACAGGTTTTGGCATTACACGTTTACTGTGTGGAAAATGCCCAAACTTTTCTTTGAATGTCCAATCAGCCCAACCTGACTTATAACCTTTTTGTCTGCTATGAAACAAAAGTTGTGCGTAAAAATCTTGCTTGTCCTGTGCATTAACATCTGCTTTTGGTAACTCAACCAAACGTCCTTGTTTGATCAATACCTTCTTGTCTGCTTCCGTTGGTGCATGACCACACACAGGGCAAGTTCTTAATATCCTTGTTGGCTCATATACAGCGTTACATTTAGTGCAAGTAAACGGCTGCTTATCTATTTCTTTTCGTTCTTTGTTTTTCTGTCGTGTAATTTTATCTGTTGTTAGTTCCCAATCAGGCACATCTTCAGGGAAACCGTGTTCGTAAACACAGCCTGCATGGTCAATAATCAATGTATCTTTCTTGCCTTCAAATGGCCTCAATGATCTACCAACCATCTGCAAGTACATGCCGTATGACTTTGTAGGTCGTGCAAGTACAACACATGAAACTTTTGGTTCATCCCATCCTTCGGTCAACACTTGGCAGTTAGATAAAACTTTAATCTTACCATGGTGTAAATCATGCAGCACTTGTTCACGCTCTAGTTCATCCATGTCACCATCAACATGACCTGCAGCTATGCCGTTATCATTAAATATTTTAGATATGTATTTACTGTGTGCAATTGATGTAGCAAACACAACAGTTGGCCTATCCTCTGCATATCGTAACCAATGAGTAACAAGATCACCTACTAATTTAGGTGTGTTCATGCGTTTGTTTAGGCCACGTTTTTCGTAATCACCTGCCATAATCTTTAAACCTTTTAAGTCTGGCAATGTAGGTGCAACAACACGGTTAGGCACAAGGTAACCCTGTTCTGTAAGTTTTCGTATGCTACCACACTCTATCAAATCATCATAAATACCGCCCAAACCTTTGCCATCGTTACGTACAGGTGTTGCAGTTAAACCAATAACAAACGCATCTGGGTAATCATTGATAAGTTCTTTAAATGATTTGCTTACACTACGGTGTGCTTCATCTAATATAATTACATCTGCATATGGCTTGTTAAAATATTTATTATCTTTTCTAATTGTGTAAGTTTGTATGCTTGCAACCTGTGTCCTTGCACCAATGTTAGCTGATCTGCCTGCCATAATAACGCCATGGTTCACATCAAAATGCCTTAGTTTATCGCTGCATTGATCAATCAATTCACGTCTGTGTGCTACAAACAAACAATCATTACTTTTTTCAACAGCAGCTTTGATCATTGCACTAGCTATTACTGTCTTACCGCTACCAGTTGGAGCAACAAGCAACAGTTTTTTATTACCTGCTCTCATTGATTCACGTAAATTATCAAGTGCTGTTTGTTGGTAATCTCTAAGGTGCATATCTATTCCATATATCTTTTACCTGAAACAATACTTCGTTGTGGTTTTCAGG